TCAAACACTTTACAAGTGGAAAGATAAAATTGTCGCTGAACGAGGAGTAATAGATATCACTAAGGTTGGGAATCAGATACAACAGAATATGATTTCTAATATCAATCTATTACAGAAATCAATTCATAGTGCTGGAACAATATATGAAAAAAAACAAGCAGTCAATGCTTACAATGAAACGATTAAAACATTTACAGATTTCTTAGAAGCGTATGGCTATAAAGAAAAGATTGCAGATAAGCTAGAGATTAATCAAAAGAGTGTAATTGTTATGTTTAATGATCCTAATGACAAATATCCAGACATTGAATCCGAAAAGAGAAGAAGAAAAGAGAATCTTTAAACCTTTGAATGAAAAACAAAGAGGGTTTATGTATTCTCAAAAGCCAGAACTATTATTAAGTGGAGCTGTAGGTGCAGGGAAATCTTTTATGGGATGTTGGAAAGGCCTAATGCTAAATCTAAAATATCCTGGTAATAGAGGTTTTATTTGCAGAAAAGAAAATACAAGTTTGCAAGAATCAACTTTATTCACATTGTTTAATCAAGTGCTACCAAATGAGTGGATCATATCACACAATAAAACTACAGGAAAAATAGTTCATTCCACACCAATCAAAGGAGTTTATTCAACAATGATTTATGGAGGATTAGACAAAAAAGCAGGCCAAGATTATCCTACAAAAATAGGATCTACTCAGTTTGGATGGATATTTCCTGATGAAACAATAGAATTAGAAAAAGGAGATTGGGATATGCTTACAACAAGATTAAGATATCAGATCCCTAGATATACAAAAAAACAAAATGATAGAATACCAAGACAGATATTTGGAGCAACTAATCCTGGTGCGCCTCATCATTGGTTATATAAAAAGTTCTTTCAATGCACTAAAGAAGAAAAAGAACAGAGAGAAGCATGGTTAGTTACCCCATATGAAAATGATTATTTGCCTAAAGATTATATCAAGCATTTAGAAGGAACATTAGCAGGAGTTAATAAAGACAGATTATTATTAGGTAAATGGGTTTCAGCAGAAGGAATAATCTATAAATCTTTTGATATAACAAAGCATGTTGTAGATGAATCAGGATTGCTTCAAGAAATAAAGCAAGATGGCTCAAAGGGTTTTAACATAAGATTATACAAGAATGTAATCTTTGCTGCAGATGCAAACTTCCCTGTACCAAGGGCAGGGTTATTAATTGGAATTAGAGGTGATGGAAGTGTAGATGTTATTGATGAATTTTATGTAGCAAATGCGCATATAGAAAAGTTAGGCAAATGGATTCAGGATTGGGCTGAGAAATTAGGAAGGGGAATACAAGGATATCATGATCCAAGTTCACCTGATGATATAGATGCTTTAAACAAGATGAAAAATATAATTTGTGACAAAGCAAACAATGCTGTTAGTCCTGGAATAAGTGAGGTTACTAGATATTTTGAGAATAATCTAATAAGAATAAATGTAACTTGTATTAATCTAATAAGACAGTTGCAATCATATGTATGGAAAAAGAACTCTAATCCACAGATACCATTAAAACAGGAAGATCACACTTGTTTTGTTAAAGGAACAAAGATATTAACATTAAATGGAGAGATTTCTATAGAGAAGATAAAACCTAATGATTATGTATTAACTAGAAAAGGATGGAAAAGAGTTGATGTTTCAAAAATTACAGATTATAAATCAGAAGTATATGAAGTTTTATTAAGTAATAGGAAAAAGATAATATGTACTGGCAACCACCCTATTTGGATTAAAGGAAAAGGATTTAAAAGAGTAGATTCTTTACGATACTCTTATATAATAGTTGATTCTTTAAGATACTTATGGAAAACAAAATATTTAATGGAAGGAGCTATAATAAAGGGAAAGATGGATATTGGAGAAGGGGAGGAGGATTCCATTATCTGCACAGAGATGTTTGGGAATATTACAATGGGAAGATTCCTAAAGGATATCATATCCATCACAAAGATGGTAATAAAGATAACAATGAATTATCAAACCTTGAATGTTTATCCCCAAAAAAGCACGTTAAAGAACATCCAAAAACAAAAGAACAAATTAATAAAAATAAAGAACTTCTTGAAAAGATTAGACCATTTACTAAAGTCTGGCATAGAAGTAAAAAAGGAAAAGAATGGCACTCACAACATGGCAAAGAAACTTGGAAGAATAGAGAAGAAACAACTAGAAGATGCAATCAATGTAATAAAAAATATAGTACACCATTTCCAACAAGATCTAAATTTTGTCATCCCAACTGCAAACAAAAAGCTCTACGTCTTAGACGTAAAAAAGCTAGAGAAGAAGCAAAAGGTTTATAATCTCTCAGTTGAAGATTGTCATGAATATTTCGCAGAAGGAATTTTAGTAAGTAATTGTGATGCACTAAGATATGGATTGAATTCTATAAAGCAAATAAGAACTCCATCAAAATTCAGGGCTATATATTAATTTAGACTGTTACCTATATAAAGAAGTATAACCTAATTAGTGTATGAAACTATTTGATTCTATAAAAAAAACATTACCTAGATTTAAAAAAAGAAGATCAACCCATTCATTCATATCAACAAAGATGTGGACTGATTCTAGTAAATTAACAACTGATGTTTATGATGAGTTGTATGAAAGATTAGGTGTAGCTCATAAGATTGTAACAAGACTTTCTGATGATAGATTTGACAGGTGGTTTAATATCATAACAGAAAGCGAAGAGTTTAAAGATAGATTAGATTTATTGAATTCAAGTAAGAAAGAAGGATTGAATATAAGAAACAATCAGAAGATAGCGAGAAAATATGCAATGAGACATGGTTTTTCTGTTATATTTTTCCAGTATAATGATCAAGCAAAAGACATAAGTGAGCCTGTTTTAAATCCAAGATTTATAGAAAAAATTAAAGTTATTACAAGAGATGAAATTAATGATATTGAATTAGATACTAATTCAGATTCAGAAACATTTGGGGAAATATTATTTTATCATTTAAAGCCAGAAGTATTTAATTCAGGCTATGATGATATCAAAGTTCATGCATCAAGATGTATTCATGTAATGAATGATACAACAAAAGATCCTAATGGAATAAGTTTGTATAAGCCGATGTATAATTGGTTAAACATTTTTGATAATACAGCATGGAGTATAGGTCAGTCATTCTTTAGATATGCAGGAGGATTCCCAGTTTTAACTGTTAAAGGATGGGATGCTTTATCTAATGATGAGCAAGATGATTATACGAAACAATGGGAAAATGTTAATTCTATGACTGGATTTGTTACAGGAGATGGATATACAGTTGATTTTAAAGGAGCAGAAGGAAGAGCATTAAGTCCTAAAGAATATTTTGAAGCAGGATTAAGTTTGATTGCAGCAGCAGGAGATTTACCATATTCATTATTGATTGGAGTAAATGCAGGAGCAGTTTCAGGTTCAGAGACAAATCTAAAAGATTATTATTCTGATATATCAAGTAAACAAAAATTAGAAGAACAGCCTATTTTAGAAGAAACTTATGATAAGCTTATGGAAACAGGTCAACTGCCTAAGATAGATTATGAGATTGAGTGGATACCATTATTTTCAGAGACTAATAAGGAGGTAGCAGAGACAGAGAAACTAGAAGCTGAGACATTAGAGATTCAAAAAAGAACAGGAATCATTACAAAAGATAACCAGGACAAAATAGATAATGGTGATCTAATAGAAGTAGAAACATCACAAGAACCACAACCAACATCAAACTTTCCAGAAACTCAGACAATCGAGGGCCAAGATGCAGGTTTTAGTTGTGAATGTATCAAATGCGATTATAAAACAACATCAGAAAAGCATTGTGCTGATATAAAATGTCCTAAATGTGGTGGTCAGATGAGAAGAGCAGAAAGACCAGGCCCAGGACAGGATGCTTCAATTAAAAAAAAAACAAAAATTAAAAGAAAAACAAATCTAAAAAGCAAATTTGGAAGTCCATATTATAGAAAATTAGAAGATAGTTATTTCAAGGAATTAGATAAGGTGTTCAAAGAGATTGAAGTTTCTATTATTCAAGTTGCAAAAGGATTTAATGCTGATTCTAAAGATGTACTAAATGAGAAGGATTTTGGTAAGATGCAGAATTCTATTGATAATGTGTTCAAAATCAATAATAAGCGCTTCAGACCAATTGTTAAGGCTAACATAGATAATTCTATCAATGAAGGCATAAAGTCTGCCTCAGGGGAACTAAAGATAGATTTGAATGTACCACAGAAACAGGTAAATGCTAAATTAAACGTAATTGGCAATGAACATGAAAAGGTTGTTAGTACATTATCAGATGATATTGCTAAAGATATCAGCACAAAATTAGGGATTGTTACATTGAATCCAGTTAAAGGATTTGCTGAGATAGAGAAATTAATCAAAGATTCATTCAGTTCAAGAAAAGCACAACTAAAGATGGGTGTTGGAAATGAATTAAATTCAAGTCTTAATCAGGGTAACTTATTAGGCTATGATGAATCTGGTATTGTAGTCGGTAAAGAATGGATTGCTTTTGTTGATGCAAATACTACAAATACTTGTTTAAGTTTAAATGGTGAGGTTGTGCCTATTGGAGAATCATTTAGCTCAGGAGATTATGCGCCACCAGCAATGGATCCTCCACATCCA